GTACTGTTCTTCAAGGCATCCAGCTAGTGTAACTTCAGCTTGATGCATATCATCTGCACATTCTGCGAAATTTAATGGTCGCTCTGGATTCCACCCAATTTTTTTGGCGATCGCCACGTTGATCTGTTCGTTTGTCATTTGGCCTCCTTTGCTGCTGCGATTAGTGCGTCTGCGTATTCCAATGAATTTTTCGGAATATCCATAATAAACCCAGAACTTGTGATGAAACCCTGCATTGCCATCGCTGCAATCTCCAGCCGTGAGGGTTCTGGGCGGGTCATTTCGGTGCTTTGGTTTTCGAGCTTGTCTAATGCCATTGCAAGATCTCGACGGCATTCAGCATGCGCTTCTCTTTCGCGTTGATAACTTTTGTCGCCTTCTTCGCAACATTTCTTCACACGCTCCACCTCGGCGCGGGCTTCGTCGCTTTTCCGCTGCAACTCCTCCAGCCTGTCGGCGGCTTCGCCAATAAGCCTTCCTTGATAAAGAGACCGCCCAAGTGGCAGCAATTGTCTTAAATTTTTGATCAATTCTTCTGTGTTCATGTTCATGCTAGTGATGCGGATGTTTCTTCGTATGGGATGTTTAGTTTCCGGCTAATTTCCAGCCTCGCCTCAGATTCTGACTCAGCTGAAACCCACCATGCCCGGTATGGCCTGAAATCAGCGGTAACCTTGTATCGCATCAACCATTTCATTTTCCGCCCTCCTTCTGCATGGCGATCTCGTTTTTGAGATCTTCATTCTCCGCAATTAAAGCACACATTTTAAGGCGCAGTATTGCCAGCTCCCGTGCAATTGCGTTTCTGTCCGCCTGTAAACGCAAGATTTCTTTTTCATCATTATTCATATCATCATTCATAATAAACTCCTTAATATTTTATTCATTATTTCTCTTACTTCTATTTCGGTCCCAGCGGTTAACAAAAATATTCTTTGAGTGTCTTTCACGTAGACTCTCCAGCCTTGCTCTTGATGCGCAAGATCTAAGCTTCGGTTCGTGGATCGATCCATCGGGGTAATGATGAAATCGGAAATTGGTTTTAAAGCCTCTTTTTGGGGCGTCTGACAAGTTGTCTGCTGTGGTGATACTGGTTTTGGCGCAGAAGTGACTTCTAGGTGTCTTTTTGCGCGATTGGCGATATCTTCTGCTTTGCATCGTAAGCGTCTTGGTGCTCCCCAACACAAGTTTGGCTTTTTAACGCGATCCGAGGTTCGGCAGTTTTCGCATCGTTCGCCCTGGTTGAGGCAAAAGTAACAAGGAATTTTCATTGGTCTGAGTTTTCCAGAAGTTCAATTTCTGTCCAGATTTTTGTCCTTAATTTTTTGTAGCTTTCCGCACCCGCCTCAAGCGGGGTTGCGGAAGCGGAGTCTTCGGAGTCTTCCCTCTTAAGTAATCTCTCCCGCCTGTCGGGGGAGATTACTATCTTTCTATTCTTAGCAACAGAGTAAACTTGTCCCTGTGAGGGACGAACTTCGTCCCTGTCAGGGACGTCACTTGTCCGTTTGTGGACATCGATTTTTTTTATTTCGACAAAATCTTCGTCCCTCGCAGGGACGAGTGATGTCCCCCGGAGGGACGAAGACGAGATCAATTTATAGGTCGTTTTTTGCCTCGAAACGGACGTGATTTTGACCATGTTTTTGCGTTCCAAATGTCCCAATATTTTGCCCACTGTTTTGCGATTTAACCCCGCTTCTTTTGCTATCTCTTCAAGAGTTGCAGCAAAGCCGCCACCCCCGCGCTTTTCGCTCTCGAGCTTGGTTAAGGCCAAATATGTCGCCAGAGTTAATGCCCCCATATCTCTCGCGGCCTCATAAGCTTCCATGCAATACCAGCCCCATCTTTCAGTTGTTTTAAGTGACCTTACCATTTCTTCTTTTTTCTGGGATTTTCTTCTTCTTCATCTATCTGGGGTTCAGGGCATTCGATCCAAATTTGGATTGGTTTTTCTCCTTTTTGCGGATCAAACCGATTCTTGAAATGCCTTACAAAGATCTGCGAAGCGGGATAGCCATTTGTGTCTCGGAGCCCTGCTCTAATTCTTCTTTTTGTTGTGGTTAAAGAAAACGTGGGAGGATCTCCGGGCGGGGTTTTTACTCTGTTAAGCGTGACCACTTCTCTGGCCCAATTGGTTAAGGCACTTGAGCCAAACCCTGAATAAGCCATGTCGCTTTCGGTCTTTGAGCCACCATCTCGAGGCTTGGGTTGATGATGAATGATCGCAAATGCCACCCCAGTTCTGGCCGATATTCTGTTCAAAGAATTACAGAACCCGGTCACTACGGCCTGATCCGTAATGTCGTCTCCAAGGTAGCACATTAGGGGATCAATCCAGCAAATATCTGCTTGGTGCTTAACCACTAAAGCTTCCACGATTTGAAGGAATTCCAGTCCTGCGTGAATGTTATCTCGGTAAATAAACAGTCTTTCTGAGAGACTTTTTAATTCAGTTTCTCCAATCCAAGTTTTGCCAAGTTGAAGAAGAAGGCTTTGGATCACCTCCGCCTGATCTCCTATGTCATTTTCAGCCTGTATGATTATTTGCTTTAATGGCCGGACCGCTTTAATTCCAAATGTTAAAGCAAGGGATTGTTCTACTTTATCTGCTAATGCCCACCCAATTGCTAATTGCATGTTTAAACTCGATTTTCCAACTCCAGATTGAGCATTAAATATTATTGATCCGCCCTTACATATCCAACGATTGCCCAATAATGTATTTGGATCTTTTTCTGTATTGTATTTTAATAAATCAAATACATTTGATTCTGGTATTGATGCAATTCCGCTTTCTGCCTTGAGAAGCTCCAAAGATTGCGTTGCCTGAGAAATGATTGTTGCGCTCGATTCCTCATCAAAAATCTTTTTTTCTGTTTCTCTCAAAATTGAGATCAATTCTCTTTTTTGAGACGCATTTATGACTAAGTCGCACCATCCGGGCAGAGGAAGAATTGATGGAACGGATGTCCAAAGTTCTGTTAATTCCGCTATATTTACTCCATGCGACGAAAGCTTTGTCGCTATCGCTATTGCGTCGGGAGACAATCCCTCTTCGATCTGCTTTAATGCGGCATCAAAGATCAGTCTTAATTGACTGTTGAATATTTGCGGTGACTTAAATCCTTTTTCCTGAAGTACGCGAAGCGATTCAAAAGGCGAAATTAAAAGACACGCCACTACAGCTCTCTCTGCTTGAGGAGCGTTCGGCAATAAGTGATTCATTACAACTTCGAGAGCATTGACGCCATTGTCTCTGCGCTTGTTTGAGATTTTTTTATTACTTCTGATGTTGCCCCGAAAAGATGCAATGCCTTGGCGATCTTTCTCGTTTCCTTAAAGTCTGGATGAAGTCCCTCTGATCCAGATCCAACCAGTTCTTGATGGATCTTAAAAAGCTCGCCAGCAATTCGGTCGGCCTCAACAGTGTTTATTTTCATTTTAAAGAACGCCTTTGTTTCAATGGGAATCACAATCAAACCCGTCGCAGGATCTCCCTGCGCACCATTCGGCAATCTTTCCTACATATTAGAACGGAATTTCCTCTTCAGACAATTCTTCGTCAAGAATTGCTGGCTTTAACCCACCGGGAGGAAGCCAAGATTCCAATTCCGAAAATCCGTTCTCATTCACCCTTACCTGAATTCTAGCCTTTACGCCAAGAAAATCGTCTGGTTGAGGATCAAATTCCTGTCCAATTTTGACAGGTTTTCCAATCGAGGTCATAGCCGCTTCCATAAAGCCAAGTCCCTTTTGAGTAAGCCAAAGGACGCCCGAAGCAATTCTTCCGCTTGAGTCCTTAAACATCATCGAAATTCCCGGCGTTCCCTTTTGTTTACTTGCGACCAGTGTGGCCTTCGTTATCGTAACAATGTGCTCTCCAGCCGGGATTTTTAATGAATCTGTTTTGCCTTGCGCAATAAATGACATGTTAATTTTTGGTTAATGGTTGCTTGCTGCTTTTTTTATTGATGATGCCTTCAGGAATTGCATTTTCTCCAAATCTTTCGGCCCAAAGTTTTCTAAATTTGGTTCCTGACATTGACCCGTATGATTCAAAAATGTCACCCAAACCTAATTTTTCTTTGTACTCATACACTTTACGAGCTTCAACATATTCAGATTCTCTGCTTTTCCCCAGCTTCCACCCTTCAATAACTTGTCCCGATTCAAGGAAGTTTCTTGCTGCATCTTCGGCCTTGACTTGAAACTTCTCAAGAATTTTGCATTTCGTCAGAAAATCGCCAAGTTTTTCTGGATCCTTCAAAATCAACTCAAAAATTTGAGTCGTTCTTTCTTCAGGAGCTGCTGCAACGCCTAACGGTTCAATTGCTGCTGATACTCGAGCAGAACATGTAGTTGATAACTCGCACCATTCGCAATAATCGCAAGGAGTTGCAATTTTGTTTTTGTCCAAATAGGCATCTACAATATTTTTGATGTATTGAGATGCTTCTTCAAATGTAAACTGAAGCGTCACTATTTCTTTTTGATCGCAAAACAAAAGATGGCACATCCAAGTGTTTGCCCAATGTTCCTGCATAAGCCCTAAAGCATAGGCTGCCATTTGTGCTTTGTAGTCTCGAACCTGCCCGGACTTTAAATCGGCCAACATCTGCTTACTAGGCACTATCGCATCTGCGGTGCCTTGCATTTTAAATGATGGGATTTCCACTTTGCAGTTGTCTTCAGAGGTAAGAATTTCATCTCCGCCTGCAAGTGCTTTAAGGGTTTCTGATGCCCATAGAATTGCTTCAATGTCTTCTGGCTTAAAATCTCCGACAAGGTCTTTCTTTTGCATGAAAGATCTGAAACCAGTATCGAGCAATGTCCCTCGAATTGCGGCCTCGCTTTGACCTGTGCTTGGAGTGAAGCAAGCACATTCTTCTAACTTAGGAAGTAAAGATGGTCGCAACATATTAAATTCCAAAAGCTGCAAAAAATTTCTCAGGGTTCTCTTGTGCTCTTGCAAGAATGCCTTGCTCGATGTCTTTATAGGTTTGTCCTTCCTGAATCCATCCGCGCTTTATCGCGCTTTCTGTTACCTTCTTTTTTGCAGCGGCAGATTTTCCACTTAGCAAAATATCCCACTCATTCATGCTTTTAAACGGCTTTACAGTTTCCGTTTTTTCTTTGGTAATCAAAGGTGCAAGATCTTGAATGTCCATGTTTATCCTTTCTGGCAATGCATGTCGATTTTTCGCGTCCCATGCACTTGTGTGACAGGTGTATAAAACCCGCTCTTTCCCACCAATTGCTCGAGATTTTCCGTTGTCTTCAACTATGGTTGTTCGGTAGTTTGCAAACAGAACCGCATCTGCTGCTTCTTTTAAGAGATGGGAACAAAGCTTATGCATTTTTAATTCATACCTGTCGTAACTCGCTTCCGGGGAGTCGTACCTTTTGATATGAGAATGAGCGAGAAATATGATAGTTTTCCCGGTCTCAGCCGCTTTTGTGGTAATGTTCAAAAACTTTGCGAACTCCTCTGCAAGAATCGTGTATCCCTTTCCAAACCCAAAGTCTTCAATGGACTTCTTTTTTTGATCCGCGCAAATTTTATCAGCCAATGCGCTGACCGCCCAATCAACGGTGTCCAAGATTAAGGTTTCAAAAGTCTGCAATTGATCTGCCTTAAGAAACGGGGTTTGAATGTCGTCCCATGTTTTTACCATAATTCGCGCGACATCAAGTTGCTTGGTGCTGGATTCAGTGTCTATAAATAGCGGATTTGGAAATTGTGCCGCTAACGTCGATTTCCCCACTCCTTCCGGGCCATAGATCACGATTTTTTGAGGGGTTTTAATAATGCCTGTTTGAATGTTCATGCGATTTTGTTCCTTTGATAGTACTTTTTTTGTCTGACTGCTTTTGCTTTCAATTGTTCTGCGGTAAATTTTGATTTTGGGCGCTCCAAAATCACTCCGGCCTTTTTTCTTTCTAAATATCGAAGTTTGCTTTCTAGCTGACGTTTGGTTCTTTCTTCTCGCGTCATTCTAGGCCGTCTTTTGGGAGGGCCATGTTTTTCCCTGTATGCAGCCCTTCTCGCATCAAGGCGTTTTTCTCTCTGTTCTAAAGTTTCTCTTCGTCGAACCTTTGCTTTGTATTCCTTTCTTTTTTGTTTTTCTTTTTCCGACATCGGTTTCTTTACCTCGGGATTCGCGTTCCATGAGATGTCTCCTCGAGATGCGATCACTTTTTTCTCTTTAGCTCCCCATTTCCCATTAAATTTCAAAGGGTTTTTGTACTCGCGCCTTTTCTCCCACGCCGCTAAAGCCTTTTGAAGACTTGAACTCAAATCTCCCTTGAATCCTCCGTCCGCTTGTAGCGGATAACAATCCTGCATCTCTATTGATACTTGAGCTGGCAGCTTCATTTCGAATCAATAATTTTTAAAGCTTCATTCAAAGATTTGCATTCTTTTACGGCAACCATAAAAGAAGCTTCAAACCACCTCCGTGCCGTAAGAATTACATTCCATTGAGCAATTTGCTCTTCAGGCGTGAAAAGGTGCCCGTACATTGAGAAGGGAAATTCTTGCGCGTATTCTTCTCGAGTTTTATCACTGCAAATAAAAGCAAGTCTTGGTGATCCAATTTCTGAAAAACAGTTTGGAATGTTTAATGCCCATGTTTTCCAGTTCATTTCCTCGCCTCCAATGCTGCTAAAATTACAAGTATGCCTGTGGGCATAGTCAATGCCGCCAAAATACCCGCCTCAAGAAAAGAGTCTGCAAAGTGAGCCAATGCTGCACCATCTGCCAACAAAAGGCAGACTCCAAAAAACATCCAAGCTTCCGCTGAATGTCGGCGTCTGTTTTTGGGGACAAATGGGATGCGCATGGTATCCGCGCCAACGTCATGTTGAGCGGGCCTGCTGTTATTAAGTGATGTATTCATCGACAACGATGTTAGCTATGCGGCTTGGTTGTTCAAGAATTTTGTTCGGATTTTTTTGAACCATTTAACTTGTTGTCCTTGCGAGCGTTAGGTCTAGGTTTGCGTGCGTTTGCTCTGCATGATTCAGCTTTTTTTTCCGATTTTGCTGATCCTCCCTTGCGTCCGATTTCTGTAAGGTATTGTTTGATTAACTCGTTCATGGTTAGTGGTTTGGATACATTCTGATGGATGCTTCAAGAATGAGAAATGCGTCTGCGGTTTTTAATGTGATATGATGCTTAGGGTAAAGTTCTTGGGCCTTGGACTTTAGGTGCCTTTTCCAGTCATCTCCATGATCCTTTTTGTTTCCCAGACTTAAGGCTTTTTGCCAAGCTTGTGGCTTGATGGAAATTACTCGAGTCTCCAGCGTTTTTAAGACCCCCCATACCTGTCCATAGTTTTCAAACATCGTTCCCATAGCCGATGCTGACATCTTGCCTTGCCATTTTGGCAATTCTTCAATGTAAGCCACTGCGGGCGTTTTGCATAAGATTTTGAGAGTTGCACAAAGATCTCCCAGTGTCTCAGGCATGGGCAATGCATGAACCGATCCGTCTGTATCAATGTACGTAATTCCTCCGTTTACACCGGGATCAATAGCAATTCTTGTGATCATTTTTTAGGGCAATAATAAAGCAACGAAACAGCTTGCTTACGGGTTGCACGATAGTGTGGTGAATCAGCATTGCAAGAGGCTTTAGAAAAAAATGTTTAGGGTTCCCCTGAAATTTTTCAAGAGGCAGTTTCATTTTATCGCCATGCACCTTGTGCAAGTGGTAAGTTTGCGTAACATGCATGGTGATGCAGTTTGTGCAAGCGTGTAAAAAGTATTAATAACATTAATGATAAAATGCACGCTTTGTTTTTGCGCGACCTGGCGCGACTCGGCGCGACTCGGCGCGACTCGGCGCGACCCGGCGCGACCTGGCGCGACCTGGCGCGACTCGGCGCGACTCGGCGCGACTCGGCGCGACTCGGCGCGACTCGACGCGACTCGACGCGACTCGACGCGATCCGGCGCGATCCGGCGCGACCAAAAAAAAGAGAGCTCCCTTTTCGGAGAGCTCCCTTGTTCGGAGTGGCGTTTAAATGTGAGAGGCGTTTAACACCTCGATGACCTTATCGATCTAAGTTTTTGATTCTTATCACTTTAAGATTTTTCCTTTTCGCGTAATCTCGCGCCTCCTGAGCCGTGTCAAACTCGCACCAATAATGCGTTGCTTTTAGCGTCCATTTTTCATTGGCGCGATGCAATAATGCCCGCTCTTTGCTACTTTCGTTCGCCTCATTGCATGCCAAGTTATAGGATTCGGAGACACCTTGCTCTAGTGCGGTTGCCCAACAAAATAGCCCTCTGAATTCCCAGATCCGACAAATTTCGCCCGAGGGCGCAACCCATTCTGTTTTTGATTCAATTCTCATTTTGGGGGCCTTCTAAAATCCAAAGCCTCTCGATTCTGTAAAGGAGTGCGCTCATTTTGCGGCCTTTTTTGATGCTTTGATTTGATCTGGCGTAAACGTGCGCCTCTCTTCCCATAAAGGCTGCCCAGCCCTCCCAGTGGCGGTAATAATTGCACTCCAATTTCCATTTTTTAGTTTGCGGAGCCTGGACAAGTAGCCAGTCCCGTTTCTTCCAATTTTGTACGGTGCAGGAATTTTCATGAATTAATTTTGCTTGTTGCGGAGTTCGCAGCGGATGGAATCCCTGCGAGATCAGGCCTTGCCTCCTCTTCAAAGAGAGAATCCAC